CCGTTTTATCTTTGTTCTCATGATCTGCCTTAATATCAACAATTTGGCAATTCATTTTTAACAATTTTCTAGCAACACCGGCATTAAAAATTAACTTATACTGTTTTTGTTCCATAGTTTATCTTCCTCTTCCGTTTTATTTAAAATGTTATATTATATGTACAAATTTTACCATCTGCCTGGTTAAAAATACACAAAGTCTGCCCAGGCTTAGAATAAAGTCTCTTGTTATTTGCAAATTCATCAGTTCCACACAATGCACTTACCATCACATTGTCAATTCCAAACATATCATTTGACTCTGAATGATGTTTGTCACCGCTGAACACATATTCAACATCAATGCCATATTGTTTCGCGAACAATGTATGCATATCAGCTCCAAGTTTATCAAATCTCTCTAAATCTCCATGAACAGCAACAACATCATGCCCACATACGGAGCAATAAATAAATTCATAGTAAACACTATCAACAATATGAACTTTCGAATTATTGTTTAATCTCTGCTTGAGCCAGAAAGGAATAATTTTTTCCATATTATCGGAATGAATACTATCATGTTTATTTTGAATAGTTCGAGCATGGTTACCATATGTAGAATAAACATAAACATCATTGACTTTATTGGATAATTCGTCAATTAACTCTGCCAGGATTTCTGACACAGTCATCAATTGGTCGCAAGTATCCTCTTCTGAAGCTACTCTACAACCGTTATGAATTGCGCCATGTATAAAATCTCCAAGCAAAATTATATGTAACTTATCTACATGGTTATCTCTCAAATATTGTTGAACTTTTTCTAATAAAATATTAATACGTTGTACGCAAATATTTGTATTATATTCATTCCAAATATTATTGGTTGTCATTCCAAAGTGCCAATCTGCCAAACATAACACCGCATCATGATCACAATCGCTAAAGTGTTGCTCATTGGAAACAAGCATTTTTTTTGCATCCAACCTTTTTGATGCATCAATAAGCTCTTCGGCCAAATGTTCTGCCCTAGCATCCTTGACCAAAATATTATGATATTCTCTACGTTGATCCTGAAACTGTCTCTTGGCCTTATAGAGTTCATCGGTTTGACGTTGAATTTCTTTTAAATATTCATCATCAGTAAAAATTTTCTTTGCACAGACTTTCGCCCCATTTTGTAACATTTGATATTTTTTTCTATATGTGCTTTCGTTGTATTGTCTCCCAAGTGCGGTATTGATAATGCCGGCAATTTGTTCCCATGTCATTCCCGACTCCTCTTTTGCAGAACAAATCCTATAAATATATTCTTCCTCATTTTCCTGTTCGGGTTTAAATTCAATAATACTCATACTGGATCCTCCTCAACACATTTGTTCTGGTCGCAAGCCTCCCTAATTTTCCAACAAAACGCTTGGCTATATTTTGTATATGGATAAATATGCTCTGGAGTCACAATATTCTCTCCAGTTCTTGGATTCAAAGCTTCACGCTCTCTATAATATTTAGTCCCAATTGTTAAACCCTCAAATAGCCTAATCTGAACTTGATTAGTAGCATTAGACTCGGACATTAATCTTTCAGAAACAGATGCAATTGCATCTAGAATATCTTTAATGGCATTCTGATAGTATCCAGATTCTTCAGATACTAATTTAATAAAATCTTTTTGTTTATAAATCATTTTTGTACCTCTTAATTCTTATATATTATTCATAATCTTCATTATATGTAATACTCAACGCCACATCTTTATTGGCAAAATCCACCAACAAATGAGACAAAGAAACCAATTCTCCAGTTTCTTCATTTTCAATAGATACAACGCCTTCATCATTAATATCTAAAATACCTTTGGCGCTAATTGTATATTTCTTCGTAACTTTTGACATTTATACTTTCCTCCAGCAATTTTATTCCCAAAATGATCCAGATCCACCTATCTCTGCCTTTTAGCCACTCATAGCATTTAAAATCTTATGTTTGGCCTCCATAATATAATATTTATCATATACAGAATGATTAATATCCTGCTCACCCTCAGTAATATTATAATAATCACTATTTTTCACTGCATTATAATAGCTGGTAAATACTTTTTCCATATAATCAAGCTCAATTTGGCTGTCACATTCATAAATGATTTCTCGTGTAAAATTCGCTTCTCCATACTTCGCAATAGCCATATGTAATGCATCTCCAGACCCCAAATACCACATATCATCAATATCTTTAGAATTCATAGTTCTAACATGTTGACCAATATACAATTTGCCGTTTATATTGTTTTTAGTCATATAAATAAATCCATATTTTGGATCCTCATATTCATTCAACATCAAATCAGCCCATTGACTAATTTTACCTCTATGATTGGTCATTAAATTAAATTGTTGACACATTTCGGGATGGTGCTTTGTTTGATAATCAATACATGCTGTAAAACCAGATTGACTTTTGTCGTACATATCACACTGCCCAGAATGCCCAATAATCATAGCAATACTATTGTCATTTATACGAGAAATAACTTTTGCTAATGTTTGCAAGTCTGCGTTTTCTGATTCATCAACTATTACAAAAGCATTATTAATGTTAATTCCTCTCATATATGTTGAAACAGAGCACTCAATATATGAAGAACCATTTTCCAATGCTTGAGGAGATGTGTTGCATACATGATCTGGAAGTTCTCCAATTGTAAGCAGCGCATCATACAACGGTTGAAAATAAGGTTCTGATTTTGTTAATAAATCTCCCGGTAAAAACCCTTGAGTTTTTTCATATATTCCCGGGAATGTAATATAAATTATTTTGTCATAAATTCCATATTTAACCATCAAGGCCCCCAATGCAGTAGCTATAAGAGTTTTTCCAGAACCGGCGATTGAGTCTATAAGAAAAACCTGCTTTTCTCTTGCCCAAACAGCATCGATCAACTCTTTTTGCTCTTTATCTGGAACAATTCCAAAAAATGGATGGTCATCTAATGTTTGAGGAATATTTTTACTATAATTATTTTCAATACAATTTTTTTTCTTAGCAGCCATTAACAAGCCTCCTACGCTTAATTTAAATTTAAATTATTTAAAATAACACATCTAAATCAGTAATAATTTCATCGATGATGCCGTTTTCAAGCGCTTCTTGCTCGTCTAAATACCAATCTGATGGAGCTTTCTTCTTAAATACCTTGGGATCAACCTTAGTGTGGCTTAAAAAATAATCAGTACACTTTTTAACGAGTTTATCCCCAAATTTTTTCATAGATTCGGCCTGTTCTTGAGTTCCACCATAATAGCAAGACCCGCTATGAACAAGCACGGAGGTCCCTGGCATAGCAAACCGTCTATGGCCCGCTGCCAAAATATCAGCAGCAGCAGAATATGACGAACATAAATTAATTGTCCAGCATGGTGTTTTACTAATTTCCATAATATTAATAAAACTCCACATCGCTGACACGTCTCCACCAGGGCTATCAATTAAAATTTTAATTGGAACTCTCTTTTCAACCGGGATATCTTTATCTTCGCGATTAATGCGGATAATTTCTTGAGATAGCTGCAGCAATCCAGTACCAATTTCATAATCAATATAATAAATTCTATGTGCTGCATCGTCATAATAATATTTTAATGACGGGTCTGGAAGTTGCAAATTAGCAACATTCTCCGGTATAGCAATCTGTAATTCTTCCATTTTATTTCCTCGCTTTCGTTTTTTTTATTTGTATTTAAAATAAGTATTAAAAAAGTAGTAAAACACTACTTTTTTAATACCATAGTAGCAGATATTTTTGTCAATCTAATAAAAACAAGTAAATAACTATATTATTTGACTATTATGAATTTATTCTATTGCTTCACATTGTCTTTTTTTGTTCATGGCATTTCTTTGATATTCAAGTTGTTTGGCATGTTGACACGCATCGCATCTGATCTTTCTATTAGAATTGCCTATTGTTACAACCTGCTTGCCACAATCTAAACAAATAATTGTTTTTACATCCAATTTTTCATATCTGGGGGCACAAGATTTACAATATTGAGTGTTGCCTTTAATTTTAATAAGCACTCCACATCCTTTGCATTCTTTATATCCACCATATTTATAATTCATATAAGTAAAAGCCAGCTCTTTATAATTATTTTCTGATAATACAATGCCTGGTTGGCTATCATCTGCAGATATGTAATTTAATTTTTTATTAATAGACGTTGGATTTAAATTTAAATCAACTAAACCATTTTTGTATAAAAAATTCAAAAAAATCGCCCTGTCCCTAATTGGCATAGTAACCCTGGCCATTTTATATATATCACTCATACTTAAGTATGATAAATTAAGCATTTGATCTTTGTATGCATTATCATATTTAGCGTCGGCTAGGAGTATAAATGCGATCTTTTCTTGCCTGTCGTCGTTTAATGAACGAATAATATCCAGCTCGTGTTGAGTTATTATAACCTGATCAATTTGTTTCCACCGACTTTTATGAGCATCTCTAATACACCCTTGAATTGATTTATAAAAACCGACTTCAGTATAATCTTTACAATGAGATTGCATATATTGATGAATAAAGGTATAACTGTCTTTATTATTTAATTCAAGTACATAATAACAATACCTTGCAAGCTTTTTAATTGTTCGACATGGCACATCCGGATCAACATAGCTATGAGCCATCATGGCTTCAATATTAGCCTGTTCATTAAAAACATATTCTTTCATTTTTCACCACCCCCAACTTTAACTTTTTTCATCACAAATTTACTTCCACAACACTCAAACTCTTCATTGTCATCAACTTTATCTGGGAAATACATATTATAATTATTATTTTTGAGCAAATTTTCAATAATAACATCGCCACAAACCGACCATACAATATCTTTATTTGCCCTGCCACTATAACACAAATCTATCAAAATATCACATAATTCATACCGATTAGGGCATAAACATACACATTTTTCCATAAAATGTTGACGTATTTGCTCCATATCTTCCAAATCTGTATCAATTTGTTCATAATAATCACATTTTTTACGCTTCATTGCCTCAGCAACACAATTTTTATATTGCTTATATTCCATTTGAATTTCTTTAAATGTAATCGTAGAATATTGATACCCACACTTAATCATTGAAGTATCAAATCTTTCTTTGCGTTGTTGATCCAATTTATCAAATTCATGCTCAATTGCCCAACATATTTTATTGAGCACAGACGGAGACATATCAAGTGGAATTTTGTTCCGTGCCCAATTAACAAATTTAATTTCCTGATCGCTTTTATTTTGCTTATCGCACAAGTCTTGATAACTCATTTTAAACATCGACAATGACTTGGCATCTATGTTTGCCATATAATCATCATATTCTTTTTTAAGAGACAAATAATTATACGCAAAAAAATATGGCTTTTTATGAGCACATATTGTTTGATAAAGTTTTTTTTGCTCAATTACGCTAGAAGAATCATTTTCTTCATCTATTCTATTCTCTGAATAAATATACCATGATTTTGGCATTGGATTAGGAAGGATTCCTTTGGCCTTATCGATTTCGGCTTGTTGTTGAGCCTGTCCACACTGAGTTCTATACCTTAAAATTTCATATTCTTGATCTCCTGGATGATAGTTTGACATCAACGACGTCATTCCAGTAATTCGATTTGTAATTTGTCCAATTTTACTACCAAAACCAAGCTTGTTCGACATTACAACGTCATCTTCGGTAACTTTCTTTTTGGTTGCGTTGTACTGCACGCAATTCAGCGCCGGTAAATCTTCATATGTCCTCAGCAGCACATCATTATTAGTTGTAAAAAGTAAGTCTCCATCAAAATCAAATCCGTTTAATGCCATTGGCATTGTATCCCAAGCATTTACAATAACACATGTGTCAATATACTTAAACCAATAAGCAGCCGACTCATCATAACATATTTTTTGTTTTCTAATAGAATGAGCATTACTCATAGGTGCTCGATAACATACAACATGCTCAACTCGATTATCAATCCAATACTTACTATAAATTTCTCCTGCTTGAAGTATTCCCTTTGGCTCAATGCCAAATAAACTTTCACATAGAGCTACCAAGTCACCAGAAATAATTTGGAAATTTCCCTTTACATCAAGAACTCCAATTTTAGCTTCACGAATACGCTTATTGATCATTTTCTTAATTCTTGCATAAATATATGGATCATCAATCATATTTTTATTGATCATTAGCGCCTGAGCCGCCATATCTGCATACTTTATATTATTCTCGTCAAGCTTATTACCGCATAAATATACAATACTTTTTTTATAATCATACAACATAATATCTTTAATTTCATGTACCGTATATGCTATTAAGTCTTGTATATCTTGATCATTCATTTTATGTGGTTGTATAAACTGATAATTAAGCTGTCTGATATAATCTACTTCATGTGGAGCCGTCTTAGCAATTCTAATCGTGTAATGATTATCAATGCACTTGTTATAATAATCTTCCCAGCTGTCATAACTTTTCCATAATTTTAACTGACTCTCAGTAATAATTAATTCCGACTCTCTAATATCTCTTTGAGTCCCCCAGACATCGGTAATCAAATAAGATCCAACATGCTTTTCAGCCCACTCAATATAATCAAATGTAAACGTCATGCCCTTAGTCCAAGCGCACCTAAGATTACACCCGCTCATTGTATGCTCAAAATCTCCATTCAGCTCTCCATTCCACCTTCTGGACAACGAAGGCAACATCATTGAGCATCCATCAGAGGCATTATTGTTTACATCCTGCATAGGAACAAACTGTACAACCGGTTCTCTTGTAGTATCACTGTCATCTATATTAATCAAATCTGCTTTAAACTTAGTAAAGCAATCTTTTACAACAATAATGCCTTTGGGCCAACTAACTGGGATCGATGCACTGGAACAAAGTGCCTCGTATGCTCCAAGTTTAGCTGGAACTAATGGAACATCTACATTTCTTCCATTATTGATACGTTGTTTAAGTTTATCAACTAATCTTTTACTTGTATATACAACAGTACTAGTTTTTACTCCATTGACTGTAGTTAATAATCTTTTATACTCAATTCCATTAACTTTAAAGCCTTTGTTAGCTCGATCATAATCACTGATTTTATCAATAATTAAACATAAATAATCTTCTTTAAACTGTACTTGATATAACTTTTGATATAGATTCCTAATTTTACATTTATTTTCCGGTGTATTTTTAAGAGTTTTGAGATATTTAATTTGCTTTTTTATTTCTTTGGCAACTTCATCATAATTTTCGGTCTGATTAATCTCATTAATCCAAGTTAGAATTTGAGAATCTGCCAAAGCAATAACAACTCCAGCAGTTTTACGAGCTTCTTCTATGGGAAGTGTCAAATCCCAATTGTGCTTAGCTAAAAAAGATGAATGCAATTTAAAACAAAATTGCTGCGTCTTCTGTTGCTTTGCCATTAAATCACCTCTGTATCCATAAGAATTTGGGGACGCTTTGAATCTATATCATTATATCATACAACCATAAAAAGTCAATGCATATCATATGAGTATACAATTCTAACATCATCTACAGATCCGCCATTTGGAATTAACTGAATCAATTTTGGCACCGACACTTTGCAAAAAAAGTCGCATTTATTTTGAATTGCTATGGCATCATGTTCAATATTAACATAATAACTGATTGGCTCTCTTAAATTACTATTTGACAAAATGGCATTCATTTCAAAGGGGCTTACAAGCTTACTTGGAGGATTAACGATGCGTCTCTCTAAATTAGTTGGCCATATTCCATCATTTTTTAACCTTTTATACTGCCATTCCGAAACTATTACTATTTTTGAAATTGCTTGTTCCCAGTTATAACTTAAAATATCTCTGAGTGTAAAATATCCACGCACAACATTTTCTCGATCTCTTACCACGCTTTTTAAAGCATGCTCTGCTTGTTTTGAAATATTATCTGGTAACAAATTGATCGCCGGGATATGACTAATGGTTGTATAATTAAAATTTTTACTTGGTCTCACTCCAAATAATACATCATACAAAAATTCATTATATTCATCGCACACCCTGTATGTTTTGATTCCGTGCATCTCTGGCATAGAACTATCAAACACCATCCCGGCGCACACCCACTCATTATTCACAAAGATTTCTGCTAGCATTATTGGATGAATTGGTTTATTATATTCGTTCATTCAATATCCCTCCAAAGAATATAAAATAATTGGTGCCCCATTAATATGATGCAACGACCTCAATGTATTATAATCAATAAATTCCATTGCCTCTTCTGAAGACATATGGTCTTGATTGATTAAATAGTGAACCATTAGGTTATAGTCATATATCACTTGCCCTTCACTCGACACTCCAATGATTGCACTATCATAACTAGGGTTTTCAAAAACTATGGCATTTTCATATCCAAGATCACACAAGATTTGACGCGGGCTACAATTTTCATATTCAATCGACTCCATCCAAATCATCTCCTATTCTATATTTTAAACTAAAAAAGCTATATTTTATCAATCGTTTTTTATAATATAAACATTAACAAGTATAAACTCATTCATCTTCCGTATCGTCACAATAATCATCGCTCAGTGTATTATTTTTAAACCCAAACAAAGCTGCCTTTTGAGATTCGCTCAATTCACGTTTTTTGTTTGGGTTTCTAATTGTAATGGCACCATCCGGAGCCTTTAAAATCATAGAGCAAATAAATCCATCTTCGTATGCTCCCTTTGCTACTGTTGTCCACCCCTGTTTAACAGCCTTATTAAAATGTTTTGGGATATTACTTTCCATTAACCAAACATGATCAATAGGGTCATACCAAAGATGCGTTTCTCTTTCTTCCGGAGTAAATCGTGCAGTTTTAATTGTTGTATCCACTCTTTTTAATCTCCTTTGTCATTAATTCCACAATAAATCCCCACAGCATAATGGGCATCACAATTTGGACAATTTTGTTTATTCATTCATAGACCTCACTTGAATCTCTTCGCAATTGCCTTATCGATCAATTCCACAAAATAGTCTTCCCACTCTTTGCTAATATTTTTTAAATCAGATTTTTTGGGCATCTCGTCTACAATTGCTTTCTTTTTAATAATTTCATTTGCAACTCTTTCAATAATCATTGCTACAATTTCATCTTTTTTCTCTTTAATTATTTCACCTATCTGCGTTTTCATATAGCCATAATGCTCTTGGTGAATATAATTATAATATAATTTATCTGAAAGATCATCAATTACTTGTTCGACCAGATATTGTTTCAAATCTTTACCAGTTACAGCGTTGTCATATCCACAATACATTTCTTCCAAATCTGAAATTTCAATTTCAACTTTCATATTAGCCTCTCCTCAAAATTCTTATTATTGATCCAATTTACTATACAAATTATGGTACTTGTCAACTATTTGATATAACTCATCAGCAATTTCTCTTTTAGCGTCAAGCACCATTTGCTCTGCGACGCCCTGATAAAAATAATCTGATTTCACTGGCGCTATTTGATACGCCTGATCATCAATCTCTTCAATTAAATCGGCTAAAATTTCAATCGACGTTTTCACTGTTTCCTCCTATGAAGTTACTCATCCATTTTTCAATGAATGCAATCATAACACTGTCTTCTGCATAGTAGATTTCCGGATGCCCTTCAATATTCATAATGTTCATAAACATCTGCCCAAATCTAAAGTCTGGGTATGTTTTCCATGCAACCGCAAGTCTACTACAAAAATCATCAATTCTATTGGGATCTCTCATGTATCAGTCTCCTTTATTTTCATGTGCAAGAATGCGTCAATTGTCATCTGGCTTCCTCCAGTTTTGTAGTACACTCGGTGAGCCGTACATATGCAGCATTTTCCTCGCCACAGTTTTGCTCACACCAAAGCACTCGGATATAAGCTGTATCCACAGGTGGTTCGGTATGCTTTTGTTTTCGCCTATGTAAAAGCCGAGTTCATCATAAGTTTCTCCTGTCATTCATTCACCTCTACTACATATTCGCCGTCGCTCTCGAATGTACATCCATCATCCTCATCGCTGCACCAGTCAAACACCTGACAGTAATTCTCGCGGACTATGCTATGTTTCCAGTTTGGGCAATCCTTGCATCTGACTATTTGTTTCATTCTCTCGCCCTCTCTGCACTCTGGTATACTGTTTTCTCGATAGTGTTTAGCCACTCGAGCATATGTCGTCTATGCGCTTTATAAGCCTTTTCTTCCGCTGCCAGTACCTGTGCGATATGCAGATACTGACTCAGTGCAGCTTCGTTGTAGCTGCATTCTTTCAATTCTTCTTTAATCTTAAAATACTTCTCAAATGGTGTCATTCTGTCACCTCATCTAATTTTGGCCCACAGTATGGGCAATAATCATATAACCTCTGCGAAAACCATTTCCCACAGCAAGAGCATATCTTTCCAGAAATATACTTTAGCATCGCAAGCGGTGATTCGGATACGCAATCATTTTCAATTCCAATCTCATATTGCTGTGCATCCATATCAATCAGTCTCATTTGTCTGTCTCCTCTATGTTAAACTTTGTCTTCTCTGCTTTTAAGCATTGCATAGAGTTTTTCTGTACATTCCTGACAAGTTATATAATCGAAATATATTCTTATCTTTTGCCACTTCTCAGGCAGCAACAAGGTGCTTTCAATATCTTCCGATTTCCCGCACATATCACACTCACAATGTTTATAACTAATATTAGTAATCATTCCTCAAACACCTCATTAATCCAATCTCTCCATTCAGTTAAGGCCGCCTGTGCTGTCTTTTTATTTTCGATAACCGAATACTCATAGCCAACTACTTCTGCGGAACGCTTAACACCATCGAGGCAGTAGTTCACAACATCAATTAGCTTTTTCAGATTATGCAGCCGTGTTCTATCTGCGTTTGTTTCCCCTACAGGCTCGGTGTTCCCGATTAAGCAATCCAACAGTCTGCAGATTTCATCGCTGTTCAAAGCGTGTTTCATTCGCTCACCCTCTTTACTGAAGCCCCTTCGTCATCTGTTTGCTGGACTACTAAACGTAGAACCCGCTCGCAGTTGTCCCTCTTCCCAGCGGCACAAGAAAAGTCCTCTGGGTTTAACTGCTTACACTGGGCGCAAGCAGTAATGTCTCTAAGTGTTAATGGCATCAGTTTACCTCATCACTTCTTGCTATGTATCCAGCCCTGACCATGTAATCCATGAACACCTTTTCGATTGCTCCTGCCATAGTGGTTGATACATCTATTCCGAAGTCTTTTAGTGCCTCTTTCATACAGGCTGCTTCTGTTAGCCTATAAACTTCTTCGCTCATTCGCTCACCTCATCATTTCTTGTTAAGTATCCATCCTTGACCATGTTATAATATATTTCGCGGATTCGTTCTGACAGTTCTTCGCATGGCACGGCATCGATTGTCGGTGCATAGCGAACCTCAGCAATTGCCAGCGTAATTCCTGAGTTGGTATATAGCTGCCCGTGCTCTATCGCTGTCTTACGGCACGACAAAAGGCTATCCAACAGTGCGTCTGCATCAATTAGTCTCATGCTTCACCCCTTTTACCGATTGTAACCAACAAGCACAGCACAGATTAGACCACTCACCTTTGCTCTCCTCGCACAAAGCGCGAGCATCTTCGAAAAAATCAGAAGGGCAATAGTCACGAAAAGTGTCATAAAATTCTTCTATAGGCTTATCCTTTGCTTCAAGGTAATATTTGTATAGTTCTTCTAACGCCGTCATATTTTAACACTCCTATTTGATAGGGACATCAGTGTCCGCAGTATCCATTTTCGCCCCACAGTTCGGACAGTATCGACTCTGTGGGGATCTGCTGAATCCTGTATGCCCACCACACAATGAGCATTCATAATCGTACTCTGCGAAATAATAACCGACATCAGACTTCTCGTTAATCCAATGTCCATGTCGGATGGAACTCCAATCTTTCACGTTTTTAATATGTTGTTCGAGCGTCTGTAGTGCAGAGTCTTCATTATGCTCGGCACACCTCAGCAAGTCAATCAGCGTCCTCTTGGTCTGTGCCATAAGATATGAATCAGAATATCGTCTCATTCCACCCTCCTATTCCATAGCTCCTCTGCTGCTATCCATTCGCAATTGTGCAATGCTCTTACCTCTGCACCACAGTTCAGGCACTGCACATAATCGATTCCACCATAAATACCGTAATCGATATTTTCTACTTCACCACAGAACGGGCACGGTTTGAGTTCTAATTCATCGTCCCAGAACTCTACATATTCTTCCACTTTCATTCGCTCACCTCATCCATTTTTGCTCCGCAGTTAGGGCAGTAGTCTGTTTCTTGTGAAATGCCCATTTCCGCAAAGCCACAAACACTGCAAGTTGGGTATGTACCGTTAATCAGTATATGCATTCCCGGGAACTCCTTTTTCTGATGTTTCCGCTCCCAATGCCCATGTCTTACTGGTTCGGCATCAATGGTTGGTACTTCTGCAAGCCAGATAGCAAGTGCATCAGCGACCTTATCTGCGTAGAGCCGTGCCTGCATATCACACGCCCCATCGCACGATGGGCGTTCTTTTGTGGCTCGTCCGCACAGGACGCAGGCGAGCCATTCGTTGAACCCATCACACAGTATTACATCCGCATCAATCAGTCTCATGTTCCCTCCTCCTGTCTCCACATAAACTTTCCGCAGCTCAACGGGATCCCATCTTCATGCGGCAAGTCTCCAAAATGCTCACAGTTGTTTTTGTTGTAGTGTTTACAGTAGCAACAGATGCTGCCTTGATAATCGTGTACATCTTGCAGTAACTGATGGTACTTTACCTTGTAGCTTGCTTCTTCATCAGGAATGTTATAAATATCAACCTCCTGTAGCCAGCATTTGCAGCATGTCTCGCTCTCAGCGTTTTCCTCCATGTCGCACAAACATTTAAGCTCTTTAAAAAAAGTATTTGGGCAATCGAGCTTAAAGGTATCGTAAAATTTCTTAAATTCATGAGATGCCATAAATTTATTATACAATGTTTCTAGTGCTGTCATCCTCTTACCTCGCGTTAATAATCTCTTCTAGCTTGTTTTTCGCAGACTTATAATCCCTGAAAATATATCCGTTTACATATTCTTCAATCATAGAGTAACTAAACATGGCAGCCGAGATGTAGTAACCGTCGTGCTGCGAATACAGCAATCGTAAAACCGGATCTCCAGCCTCAAAAGGAATATCAATTTTTAGTCCCATTCTCTTACCTCTTCCATTTATTGCTTCTGCCGATGGCACTTATACACGTGTACTGTCGCACGCTTTTTCCAAGATTTTTCTTCCTCTCGCCTCATTTTACTCCAAAGTTCTTCGTCATTATCAAGGTCGTGCTTTTTTTCTTCCTCCGTGTACCATTCAGCAAACTTTTCCCAAGATCCTTCTTCGTCGCAATCGGCGGAAATATCAGCTGGATTACCATGGTCGGCTTCTTCCTCGCTCATTTTAGCACCGCAATAGGAACAATAGTTTGCCGACTGATAAAATCCTCTAGTCACAAAATATGACAAATGTCCGCACATTCCGCACTTTGCCTCAATCATCGTGGACGGAAATATGTTTGGATGAAATTCATGCTTAAATGACCACTTGTTTCGATTTGGTTTCATTCTTTATTCTCCTTGAGTAATTTTTCTATATGTGAGCAGTAGTTATTCCACTTCTCTTTAACCATATTTACAGCTTCTGTATTAGAGTGGTAAACAGTATCCACTGATTGAGTAGTTATAAATAAAGGACATTCTATATTTGAACATCTAATAGTGTAATTTACTTCAGGTTCATAGCCACAAATTGGATTCTTCTCCATATAAGGAATATCTCCACAAATAGGACAAGATTTAATCTTCATTCGCTTACCTCATTCTCCCTCCGATGTAAAAATCGATATATAATCAATTCCAAGCTGTTTACATCGATTTTCGACAAAATTCTGCATTAGCTCCTCACCACAGAATAACCCATACTCATATGACCTATTCCGCTCATACTCACTATAAGGAGAACAGAACAACTTATCAAAAAGTGTTACGCGACCATCAAGACCAGTCGCACATTTCTTTGATTGGCAAGTGTTATTATCTGCACGATAATAATCGCATCTGTGGCACTTCATTTACTCAACCCCCTGCATCCAGCATAAAAAGCATTGTTGCCATTTTGGATATTCTTCAAACGCTTTCATTTCGCAAAAGCGTTTTGTTCCTCTATAGAAATTCTCTGGGCAATAATTATTAAGCATAGTCATCGCATCCTTTTCTGATTCGGCAAATTCATGCATTCCTTTTATCGCATTCATTTTTATTCTCCTCATCCATTTTCATGTTCATGATATCTTTAATGGCGGTTTCGAATGCGTTAACCTTCAGCTTTTCGCACGGATCCCCACTGCAGAGTCTGCACGGGGAGCAGCCGCGGCGGCAGATATAAACTCTGTTCTTTGAGACTGATATAACCCTTGTTTCCGTCATTCACTCACCTCACTCAATCCAGAAATGGACGACATCTACAAGGTCTCTTGTGTCATAGCTTTCCGTGAATGCTTCCCAGGCTTTGATGATGCAGAGAAAGAAGTACTTACATCCGACTACCGTACCCCAACCGCTTGGGTGTTCATATTTGGTGTACAGACCCGGTCGGCAGGTCAGTTCCTCAAAACCCTTAAGGATGCTCGGAATGACATCCTTGACCAGTCCGTTGTCGGCCTCGTTGAGCCACGGCAGCCCGGTTGATGCCTCGATCATCTCACGGACATTCCATGTGATGTTGGCATCGCAGTCGCCTACCGGAACCCACACATCTGCACCCTCGACCTTAACTTTGAAAGAAATATCGTAACTCATTCGCTCACCTCTTTTTCGAAATAAAAAACTATCGGTTTTTCATTCTCGATAACATTTCCATACATCACGCCGATTTTGTATATGTAATTATTACGAAGCTTTCTAGGGATATCTTCTATATACTTTCTGAAGACCTCAAGTGTATGCGCTCGTTTATAGTGGTTACAGGCCCTGCAAGACGGCATCAGGTTTTCTATGCTGTTAGCTCCGCAATCATCAACATTCCATGCATTTAGTGGCTTGAAATGGTCAACTTGCATATCCTTATACTTGATTTTCCTGCCACAGTAAGCGCATTTGCCATCGCATTTTTGATATACGATTTCTCTTACTGGCTTTGGTATAGCGTTTCGGCTCATTCACTCACCCTCTCTGCATTATGGTCTTTCTTATATTTGGTTTTCCCCCACGGCTTGATGTAAGGGCAATCTGTCCCATCAAAATCAATGCCACAGCACCAACAGTCTTCTGAATAGTCGAATTGTTCATACATACACTTCATGCCTTTTTGGCATGGTCTTGGGTCGCTATACTTCATTCACTCACCTCGTCCATAATCGATCCGCAGAATGGACAGTACTTGAAATTTAGCCCGTACACTAATCGCAATCCGCATTCAGAGCATACATCTGTTTCTGGCATTATCGGAGCGGTATAGCATCCGTTTATCCAATGCCCATGCCGTACAGGGGCAAGTTCCATTCTATCCTTGCCGTCCGTAGTAACTTGAACTGAAGTTATAGCCCCATCTTCGTAATCAATGCCTAAAATTTTCATAATCAAATACTCCAATATATTTTTTGATTTGTAACGTATTATATGTTAATAATTTAATTTATTCATTGCCTTTTCCAATGCAATAGTAGATACATCCATCCGAACACATTGTGGGATTATGACTCTAATTGACATCTATCCATCATAAAATCTAACGCTTGAATGGCCATCATCATAGCTTGTATTTCTTCGTCCCCCCAAACAACGGCGTTTACATTTTCATCTCCATCAAAATAATTCTGAAGAATATATTGCTTTGCCTCTTGCGCTGTCATAATTAATCTCCTTTATTTTAAATTGAGCCTTGGATAATACATATTTAAAACATATTGAGCAAGTATTCGAATATTAGGAAGAACCTGCATATAACAGTCTATCTTTTCAAATTCGAGCTCCGAATCCATAAGATCTCCGGCCTGGATTTCATATTCACAACGGCTCCATTCTTGCCATTTAATAATGCTCTTAAGCGCATCAACAAATTCATCAAAAGACATGTGTTTTGATTTATATTGCTTACAAAGTTTAATTGTATTATCATAAACACGCGTATTATCAAATATATTAAATGGTCTAATATGCGCACTTTCTGAAAATGGGAACCCGTGATAGCCGCTCTGAGACGCTCGATACTTAAAGCTATTTAAAACATACCATTCAAATTTTGGTAAACGATCTGACATTAGACGGACCCTCCTTAAATAATAATAAAATACTATAGATAGTATAACATAAAATATAAT